TCCCTAAGTTTTTTAAAGAAGATGTATTAAATACGTTAGATAGTACAAATGTGAAATTTAAAAACGATACAAAAGAAGTTTCATATTTATATTTTACTAATTGTGCAATTGAGGTAAGCAAAGAAAGTATAAAATTTGTTGATTATATAGACTTAGATGGATTTGTTTGGAAGAAACATATAATAGACTTTGAATACAAAGAAAGTAAAACTGAGTGCGATTTTAAAAGTTTTATTTACAACATATCAGCAAAGGATAAAGGCAAAGAATTATCATTGCGTTCTACTATCGGATATTTACTAAGTAGTTTTAAAAACTCCTCAAATAACGTAGCTGTTATACTTAACGATGAAATGATTTCTGAAAATCCCAACGGAGGTACTGGCAAAGGAATATTTATAAATGCAGTATCAAAAATGAAAAGATGTAGTGTGATTGATGGCAAGAATTTCAACTTTCAAAAATCTTTTCCATATCAAACAGTATCAGCAGATACACAAATAATAGTATTTGATGATGTTATTAAAAACTTTCCTTTCGAGAATTTATTTAGTGTAGTTACAGAAGGCATCACACTTGAAAAGAAAAATAAAGATGCTATCAAAATTCCAGTGTCAAAAAGTCCAAAAGTTTTGATAACTACTAATTATGCAATTGCAGGTGATGGAAACAGCTTTGACAGAAGAAAATGGGAGGTTGAATTTGCTCAGTATTATAAAAAAACATTTACTCCACAGGATGAATTTGGTAAACTATTATTTGATGAATGGGATCAAAAAGAATGGAATAACTTCTATTCATATATGATTGAATCCCTGCAAATTTTTATCAAAGAAGGGTTATTTAAATCAGAGTTTAATAATCTTCATATTCGGCAATTTATTGCATCAACGGGCTTCGACTTTTGGGATTTTGTTCAACAAAAGAAAGTTCCGCTTGATGATAGGATTGATAAAACTCAATTATATGGAAATTTTTGTGATGAGTATCCTGATTATAAACACAAATTAAAACAAAGAACGTTTACGGGTTGGTTGGTAAAATACGGTAATTTCATTAATGCTGAAATATCAGAAGGACATTCGTTAAATGTTAGATGGATTGAATTAAGAACAAAAGAAAAAGAAATATTAGAAGAAGATGCAAAAGTCCATTACTAAACTCCACGCTCTTGAATTATCGCATTTAAAACAGCGTTATCCCAACGTGCCTGAACATTGCATAGCGGTAACGAAGTGGTCGGACAAGACAGCTAATGAACTTGAAAAGGCTATTGTAAGATTCTTAGAGCTGTCAGGTCATCAAGCTGAACGCATCAAAAATATGGGACGGTTCTTAGATAACACAAAGATAGTTAGGGACGTGATGGGAATTAATAGAAGTATCGGAAGTAAACAATATATTCCTGGTACTGGTAAGAATGGGACTGCTGATATATCAGCAACTATTAAGGGTCGGAGTGTAAAAATAGAGGTGAAAATTGGAAAGGACAAGCAATCGGCAGTACAAGTACAATACCAACAAGAGATTGAGTTTGCAGGAGGTCAATATTGGATTGCTACGGACTTTGATTCGTTCTACTTTCACTATTCAGCGTTCCTTGATTACTTAGCCCTTTAGCATCGTTTAACAGCCTTGAAGGATTTAAGGATATAACGTTTACAGCTTTGCGTTCGGTTTTGCCCTTCGCAAAACTGACGACAAAGGTGGTGTTATATTTAGGTTTTTTTAAAAAAGGTTTTTAAGGTGGCGTGCGGTGGGATTTATTTATTTTAACAACAACATAATATGAAAAATGAGTATTTAGATTTTCTAAACAAGAAACAAAAAGCACATATCCTTTCGGGATTTGATGTGAACGAAAATGAGTTAAACAAACAAATGTTTGACTTTCAAAAGTTCATTGTTAAACGGGCTTTAAAAGCTGGTAAGTATGCCATATTTGCCGACTGCGGACTTGGTAAAACTTTAATGCAACTTGAATGGGCTAACAGAGTGAACAAAGAAACCAATAAACCTGTATTGATACTTGCTCCGCTTGCAGTTGCAGGACAAACAATTAAAGAGGGTGCAAAATTTCACATTGATATTTGCCGATACGATGGCAGTAATGCACCGATACAAATTAGCAACTATGAACAACTTGAAAATATTGATTGTAGTTTGTTTTCGGGAATTGTTTTAGATGAAAGCTCTATTCTTAAAAACTTTGAAGGTGCTACAAAAAAACTGATATTAGATTTGTTTGCAAAGACACCCTACAAACTTGCTTGCACAGCAACACCAAGCCCAAACGACCCGATGGAATTAGGCAACCATTCAGAGTTTTTAGATGTGATGGGAAGAAATGAAATGCTTGCAATGTATTTTGTTCACGATGGCGGAGAAACTGCAAAATGGAGATTGAAAGGACACGCTACAAAACTATTTTATCAATTCATTGGTAGTTGGGCTATAATGCTGAATAAACCTGCCGACATTGGATTTGAAATGTTAGGTTATGATTTACCGACTTTGAATTTAATTGAAAAGCAAATTGTAACACCGAAAAGAGATAACGGTAGTTTGTTTAATGATGCAATAATTTCAGCAACTAATTTTAATGCTGAATTACGATTGACAAAAAAGGAACGACTGGAAGAAGTTGTAAGAATTGTAAACAGCCGACCCGAAGAAAATTTTATCATTTGGATTAAACAAAATGAGGAAGGCGAAATGCTTAAAAAACTTTTGCCCGATGCAATAGAAGTGAAAGGGGCTGATAGTAACGAATGGAAAGAAAAACACCTTTTAGGATTTGCAGAAAACAAATTTAGAATACTGATAAGCAAAACCAAAATCGCATCATTCGGAATGAATTATCAAAATTGCCGAAATCAAATATTTGCTTCTTTGGATTTTTCATTTGAGGGATTGTATCAGGCTATTCGCAGGAGCTACCGATTTGGGCAAAAGAATGAAGTAAATATTTATTTGATAACAACGGACACAATGGCGAATGTAAAACAATCAATAGACACCAAACAAAAACAATTTGAAATTATGCAAGATGAAATGGGCAAAGCGGTAAACGCTAATTTAAACGGACAGTTAATGACTACTGCCGACTTTGATTTAACCGAAGAAAAAAACGAATGGTATAAAATCAAAAGAGGCGATTGCGTTCAACTGATTACAGAACTTGAAAATGAAAGTGTAGGACTTTCGGTTTTCTCTCCGCCATTTGCGGAACTATACACATACTCCAGTCATTTGGAAGATATGGGAAATAGTAAAAACTACAAAGAATTTTTAACTCAATTTGGTTTCTTAATTAAAGAATTGCATCGGGTTTTAATTGGCGGTAGAAATGTTGCGGTGCATTGTATGGACTTGCCAATACAAAAGGGTAAGGAGGGTTATATCGGATTGAGGGATTTTAGCGGAATGATTTTACAAGCGTTTCAAAGTTGCGGTTTCATTTATCATTCGAGGGTTACGATTTGGAAAGACCCAGTAGTTGAAATGCAAAGGACAAAAGCAAAAGGACTTTTACATAAGCAAGTGAAAAAAGATAGCACACAGGTAAGAGTTGGAATACCTGACTATGTAATGATATTTAGAAAAGAAGGAGAAGGAACCGACCCAGTTACGAATACTGAATTGCCTGTAAACTTGTGGCAAAAATACGCTTCGCCAGTTTGGATGGATATTGATTACGGAAATACTTTACAGGGTTTCAGAAATGGCAGAGAAGATAATGACGAGAAACATATTTGCCCTTTGCAGTTAGATACGATTGAAAGATTAATACACCTTTACAGCAACAAAGGGGACACCGTATTTACTCCATTTATGGGTATTGGTAGCGAAGTGTATCAGGCAGTTAAAATGGGCAGAAAAGGAATAGGATTTGAATTGAAGGAAAGTTATTTTGATTTGGCAAAGGCAAATATTAAAATGGCTGTTGGTGCTAAATCGCAAACTACTATTTTTTAAACCTCTTAAATTTTTTAAAAAAATTATGAAGTGCGCTGGCAAAAATATTGCACATAACAACTGGCTAAGCGTAACAAAAAGGGACACAAACCAATGCAAAAGACTGTAATACATAAAGTTAGATTAACGAAAGAACAAAGCAGTTCTTTAAAGGTTTTGAAGTCCTACGATGTCAACGTATCGTGTTAGTAGTCTGGTTTTATTTAAAGTTTTTTTTGGTGGGGTGCGTTGGACATTTAATTTAAAAATATGGTAGTAGTAAGTTTATTTAACGGAATGAATACAGGCAGACAAGCCTTAGAAAATTGTGGCTACAAGGTTACAAAATACTATTCAAGTGAATTGAAACCATACGCTATTGAATTAACTCAATTTCATTTCCCTGATACAATACAGGTAGGAGATGTAACAAAGTGGAGAGAATGGGATATTGATTGGAGTAAAGTTGATTTAATATTAAGTGGTAGCCCTTGTCAAGATTTAAGTATTGCCGGAAAACGAAAAGGAATAAACGGAACAAAAAGTAGTTTGTTTTGGGTATTTATTGAAATATTAGAACACGTTAGAAGCCTTAACCCTGATGTTATATTTTTTCAAGAAAATGTTGGAAGTGCAAATAAAAAGGATATTGGAATAATGAGTAGAGCAATGGGGATTTATCCTGTAAGAATGAATAGTAGTTTGGTAACGGCACAATTAAGAGATAGATACTACTGGACAAACATTAGAACTAAGCAAACAATGTTTGATGTTGTTACTGATATACCGCAGCCGGAAGATAGAAAAATAATGTTTAAAGACATTTTAACTGATGGCTATACAGATCGAGATAAAGCGAGAGCAATGTTACAAAGTGAAGGAAGGTTAAATACTGATATGGAAAAATTGCATAGGCGATACAAAACAACAGGATTTGGAAACATTGTGTATCAATTAAACCCAAGCAAAGAAAGTGGTGGCAAACAACCGTATATGCAAAATAGAGTTTATGATGCAAATGGAAAATGCCCTGCTTTAACTGAAAGCCAAGCGAAAAACATTAAAGTGTATTTGGAAAAATATAATGATTTGATAAGCATTGAAAACGGCAAATTGAAAGTAAAAACAAATACAACCGATGGCTATCAATATGCAACTGAAAACGATTGTTTAAACTTATCATTTCCGACAAGCACAACTAGGAGAGGAAGAATAACGAAAGGTAAATCACCTTGTTTATTGCAAGGAAATGAACCACTATTTGCATTTACAGGCGATAATATTAGACCACTAAATAAAATTGAACTATGCAGATTACAAGGTTTCCCTGATGATTATTGCGACATACTAACAAGGAATAAGGCAGCGAGTTTATTAGGTGATGGATGGACTTTACCGATTGTAGAGCATTTTTTCTCCTTTTTAACTTTTGAAAAAAGTTTAGAGAGCGTGGGCAAAAAAACTTTAAATAAAACTTGCTACTAACAACTGGCTAAGTGTAACAAAAAGGGACACAAACCAATGCAAAAGACTGTAATATAACATAATTTTGCACTATAACATAACCTTTGTTACAATGCATTTAAAAAAATTAATATGTCAGACATAACGAAATGCGAAGGGATAAACTGCCCAATCAAAGACCAGTGCAAAAGATACACAGCAAAGGAATCAGTATGGCAGTCTTACTTTATGGAATCTCCTATTAAGGATGGCAAATGTGATATGTATTGGGGAGAGCAAAACGAAAGTATATTTAATCAGTTAAAAACAATACTAAACAAACAAGACTAATATGAACAATACAAAACCAAAGAAGAACGAATGGACGTTTACTCTGTTATTTTTAATCCTTAATCATTTTATCGCTTGGTAGTTCTAAAGACTTAACAGACCTATCCCACCAATCTGAATGAATAGATTGTAATTCATTATAAGGTTCTTTTACCTTTATCCATCCTTCATCTGTTATATAAAGCCCCGAACATTTAGTATAGTAGTTCTCTACTAAATAATTTTCTTCGCTTACTGACTTAATATCACTTAAAAATATCATACGCTTAAAATGACAAATAACACGTTTTAAAACGATCGGCTGAACCTTAATGCGTATTTCAGTAACCTCTATCTGTATGTCGTTTATTAGTTCCATTAATAAACTTTATTACCTACGATTTTTTTATTATAAACAGTAAAATTGTTACCATCCATTTCTACTATTCCAAATCCGTGATTGTGATTATTCACTTCCAAATAGCGCGGCTCTAATTCACAAAGGCATCCCGTAGAATAAGTAACTACCACATCACCATCGTATACTTTTTCAGTTGCCTCACTCGTTCTATGAAAATGACCACAAATTGCGTGTCTTTTTAATTTTAAAAATAAAGTTCGTGCAGGATTAACACCTCCGCTTCCTCTCATCTTATCACCGTGTTCTACTAACAACTTACCAAAGTAACATTTAGTACCCTTTTCAATATAATGAACTCCGAACTCACGAACTCGTAATAAAGCATCTATTTTAAATTCTTGCATATCTAAAAGTTCGGGTGCTTTCACTCTTAGGTATCTTTCCATTCTATTTTCGTGGTTACCAGGTATAAAATAAATCATAGCCTTTGGGAAATTCTTACGAAGCGAAGCAAAGAAATTCCTGCACATTTCAAGTTCTCCTGATAAATCCATTAATCTAGGGTCTTTCTCGTGAAAACTCATTTGGTAAAAATCCATCAAATCACCATTAAGAAATATAGCATCTACTTTCTCTTTTTGACCATATTTTAAAGCCGTAGTTAAAGCCTGATTATCTTGATAAGGGAAATGTATATCTGATAATAAAAGAACCTTCTTTATTGATGCAGGAAGTTTCCAAGTTTTCTGTTTTACAGATAAAGATCCTGGCAGGTCAAATGGATTGTAATTATAAGTGGGTTCTTTGTAAAGAGTTTTATCTTTATAGTTTTTAGAACCGCCTAATCCCCTGATATTTCGTACAAAATTCCTTGCATTTTCAATATCTTTGTAAACTTTTGGATTTTCTTTATACAGCTTTTTTGCTAAAGTTAAAGTAGGGCTATCAGGAAATCTTTTACATACTTTTCTTGCTATTTGTGATGCGATTGTTTCTGACATAGGTTTTTACTTAGCGGTATAATACTATTTAGTATAAAATAAAAAAGTTCCCCAAATGAGAACTTTTAATTATTATTCAGTTATTTCTGGAGCAGGGCAAATTTTTGCCTTTACTCCATCGCCTAAATTAAGTACCAAGCGAATCAATAGCTTTACAATAGGGTTTTTAACCACCTCAATCAATCCTTCTACTACTGGACGACCTTTTCCCCAATCGTGGCAGAAAGTGTCTTTAATCTTATTTCCTGTTGTTGGGTGAGTTGCTTCAAGGTCTAACGATACGTTATCCAAGTTCGCTAATTTTTCTAGGTTCATATTATTGTTGTTCTTTAGTTAAAAATTTATCATCACTATTGGTAAGCCAGTTTTTCAAAATATACGCCAATCCCGCCCCAACTGATGCCATCAAAATAGGTTTCCAAGCCTCTAATGTCATCGGGAAAACTCCTGTGTTTAAAAGCGATAAAAGCATAGTAACGATTACCGTTAGTACTGCTGTGATTAATCCTTTAATACCATCTTTAATACTTAAAGAAAACTGTTTTGCGTTTTTCATATTATTTATTTTTCGTTAAATTGTTTATTAAGTTCGTGCCAATGTAAAGGGTTTTTCAAGTTCAATCCGCTATCAAAATGAACGGAATCTACTGCTGTAAATCTTCCTCCCCAACGTATCTGTAATTCTTCTATATGTCGTATAACATCTTCATCATCGCCTTTGCCGTCCTTCATTTTATCGCTGTTGAAATACTCTCCTGTTTTATTATTTCTTAAATTACAATCTATTGCATGACCTACTAAGTGATTGCTCATTTGTGCAGGAGTTACTATTGCGCCTGGAACTAAAGTACTATTCCGTTTAGATGAAGTTATTATACAAGTGAAATCGTGCTTAACACAAACATCATTTATATGCTCCATAACAGGAATAAAACCGTCATCAATAACACAGTTTCCTTGAATGTTTGACGCTGTATAGTTTATTAATTTCATTTGCTAAATATGTGTCTAAAAAATTCCTCAATTCCCCCAACTGATAAAACAGTAAAAGCATATAAAAACCCTTTTTGTCTTTGCGATTGTTTCTCCAATTTATCTACTGTTTCAAGTTTTTTTTGTGTGTATTCATTATGTACTTCGATACGAGCCAAAGCCTTTCCTACATCATTCCTCCACTCATTCGATTCTTTTCGGTGAGTTTCTAACAGTTCTTTTATGTCGGTTAATTCTGTCATAACCCTGCTTGTATAGATTGTGTAATGTAATTATCTGAAACTCTTTTATAACCTCCCGTTGTTATTGTTGAAGTAGGATGAATTTGATCAGTTGAATAATAAACTGTATTAGTTTGTTGTCCAGTTTTCCCCATCAAAGTATCACTTGCTACATCACATACTCTATTGCAATGTTTATCCCTGATAATCTTAACCCGAATCATTCCATTTAAAGTTGTAGTATCATTTAGGTTGGAATCGTTTTGTCTGTGAGCATTGTTCACTTGTGCTGCATTTCTAGGTAGCATTGTGCCAACAGAAATAGTATCATTCGGAAAATAAACTCTTGTAGAATCACACCAGGCAACTAAATCGTTATAAGTTGTAGTAGCATTAGAACTATTCCCTGCCATTGTATTAGTATTTTCAAATAGAAAAATAAATTCATGTGATAAATAACTTTTTTGCTTATTAAAAACTGTTGTTCTTGCATCATTATTAAGATATGAATTTGTTTTCCCACCAACACCACGAACTAAAACATCGAAGTTATAACCGATGCTTAAAAGAACATACTGAGGAATGTACCCTTGAGCAATCATCGAGTTACCATCAAAAATAATTCTTGTAGTAGGTGCAATTCCTAAAGGAATAAGAGCATATTGTTCGACAATTGAATTAGATAAAAAAGTATTTCCTTTTGCACCTGCTGTTATGTATTCGTGAACCTTTGAGCTGAAAGAACTTTTAGTTCCATTTACAGTTCTGCAAAATTCATACATTGTAACACTTGCTATTGCTTGTGATGCTGTTGTAGGTTTTGCTCCTCCTTGATAAGAATCATATCCATCTTTACTAATTTCAAAAGCGTTTGAAGCTGTACGTTGACATGAAATAAATCCTATGTTTGTGAAATTAATAACACTTGCATCCGTACTCTCACAATCTTTTGCGGATATACTAAATGTAGAGCCATGAGAATATAATTCACTACCAACGCTAGATGCGTTTAAGGCAGACATATCTACCTTTACTTCATTGTTGTGCGTTCCAGAATAATAGCCGAATGAATTATTGTTTTGTTTAAAATTATATGTACCTCCATCCCCAGGATTGTACATTAAATTTATCCTAAACCCTGTTGTTGCACTACTTGCACCATTTCCCTTCCATCCTACATTTGCTGTAAACGCTCCGCTGTAATACTTCTCTGTATGAGCCATCCTAGTAAATGGATGCCTCCAATCTGTTAGTGCTTGTGTAGTATCTTCGGCTGCTTCAAAAAAGAAAATATCTTTGTTATACCATTCACCTGCTGTAATTTCGTGCGTTACCACATCATCAACAAGACCTTTATAATATGCACTTGCGGAATGTCCTAATAAATCCCATTTTGAAAAAATACTATCAGCTGTAGCAGAATAAGAAACCATCATATTTCCTTTAAATGGTCGTGATAAATTAAAATTGAATGCCAAACTTTGTTGACAAATCAGAAGTAAAATAAATAATAATTTTTTCATAGTTAATTGCTTACCGCTTTTAGTATTATAAAGTTTATAGTCATTGCCCCTGTGTCTGCTGTTGTAGCACTTAAGTTTGTTATTGTAATACTGAATGAAACTGCTGTAACCTGAGAAACAACAGCCACAGAAGTCAAGGCGGTTTGTCCAGAACGTGTTGAAATTAAAACAACATCGCCAATAGCAACCAAATTATCTGTAACAACAAATACCGCTTCTGCACCTGCTGCCAAAGATGTTGCGGTTGTAGTTATTGCTCCACATATTTTATTTAATGTCACACCTGTTGAACGACTTGTTATTTGAGTTATAGTTCCACCTGCTCCTGTTGCATATCCAATACTGCCTGCTGATGTAGTTAAGTTTCCAGTCAATGTTAAAGATGTACCTGTAGCAGCACCCAAAACAGGGGCAGTCATTGCTGGAATATTATTAACTGGAATAGGTGGGGAATCGGCAAATGCAGTTCCATTCCAAATTCTTATTTTTTGCAAATCTGTGTTATAAATAACTGCACCACCATTGGGAATATTTACTAAGGTCGATGCAAATGTTGCCTCCGTTGCATTAGTATAATTGTTTACTAATTGGTGCATTGGAATCTCTGTTGTTTGAGAGAACCCGAACGAACCGATAAATAAAAATAATATAAGTAGTTTTTTCATAATTTTATTGAATTACGTGATAATGCCAAGAATATGCTGTTGCTGCAACTAATCCTGTTGAACCTGCTGTTATTACGAATGTTGTTGTTGTGCTTGTTGTGTAAACCATAGTAACCCCACCCAATAAAGCTGTTGCTGCATTTGCAGGGAATAGCATTACTGTTGGAGCAACACCGTAAGCAGTATTAAAAGTAACAGTTAAAACTGTTGCTGTTGCCGTTGGCAATGTCCCTGTTGTAACTAAAACATCTCCTGCTAAGTCAGTAGCATTAGCGCTAAAAGTAACAGCACTTGGCGTAGTCCCTGCCCCTGTTCCTACAACCCCCGTTGGAGCTGTTGTATTACCGATTAAGTGATTCAGTTTAACACCCAAACCGCCTACAAACTGTGCTGCAAAATTATTGGTTGCCCCAGTTTGTGCATTACAAGTAATCCCGTAACTATTAGTCGGAGTTCCAACACCGTTAACAGCACCAGCACTAATCAAAAAAGCGTGTGTATTTGTAAAGACTATGTTCACTCCAGTTGTTGGTGCGCCAACTACTCCTAATGTTGCTACGTCTGTAAATGTACTAGCAGCAGAACTTCTGTATGTTGGTTGGTCTATTTTAAATTCTCTTTGTGGCGTTGCTAATGCTCCTGTTGCCCATTGCCTGTTGGTGGCTAGTGTATAAAAGAATCCAGGAACTTCTGTTGAAAGTGTTTGATTTGTATTTGCTGGAGCTGTAAATGTAAAAGGCACTAACGCTCCACTAGCTGATGCAGATGGCGTAAAAGATTGCGTTGATACTCCACAAGATATTTTAACTAAATTGGCTACGTTTAAAGCTGTTGTTGATGAACCATTTATTACTGTTGTTACGTTATTGCTTCTTAGCGTATAGTTTGTAGTTGACGGAGTAGATGCAAGCATCCATAAGGCAGCAACGCCACTGGTTGTTTCCCCTATATCAGTATTGCTCGTTCCTTGATTTATACGCAAAATTCCTAATGCGCCAGGATTTACTGTTGAACTATTAACAAGCACTTGACCGCTATTGTAAATGTTCATAGCGTTGGTTGCTCCGTTATTTCCAACATTAAATGCTAATCCAGCAACAGTACTCGTTCCATTTCCTGTTGTGCTTTGAAATGTTAAAGTACTACCTACGGCTGTACCTCCTATATGTAAAGGTGTTGTTAATGAAGTTGTTAATGTAGGACTTGCAGACCAAACAGGGATTGTTCCTGTTCCTGCAGAAGCAAATAAAGAACCAGTTGCTACTGCTGAGATATTTGATTGAGTATTGGTAGCTGAGAAAGAAATTAAATCACCTGTTGCACCGACAGCAGTTAAATTTGCACCTGCAGCTCCTGTAGAGCCAGTTGCTCCCACAGCACCAGTCGCACCAGTTGAACCTGTAGCACCAGCAACCCCAGTCGCTCCAGTTGAACCTGTGGCTCCAGTTGCACCGGCAGCACCAGTTGCACCGACAGCGCCAGTTGCGCCAGTCGTACCTGTTGTTCCTGCGATTCCAGTTGCACCGGTTGCGCCTGCTACCCCTGTAGCACCTGTTGCACCAGTAGCACCTGTTGCACCAGTAGCACCTGTATTTAAGATAGCTAAAAATAACTGATGATTACTTGAAAAGTTAGTTGTTCCTGTTCCACCTGAAGAAACTAATGTAACAGGGATTGACCAATAACTTGTTGATAATCCAATATTAAAATTAGTTGGTGTTCCACTAATCTTCCAATTTTGAAAGTTAGCAGAAGCATTTCTATCTTGTAAAACAAGAGTTTGATTTATTTGTAATAGTGCAAGAAAAATATCAATATCTAAGTTATCATCCGTAAGATGAGAAATATTAATAGATGTTGCATTTATCTGAGTTGCATTATTCCAAAGAAGATGACCATTCAATGGATCACCCGATGTTATGCTTGTCTTAGCTAAATATAACCACAAATTTGTTGATTGACCATTTGCTCCTGTTGCGCCCGTTGCACCAGCCGTTCCTGTTGCTCCTGTACTTCCAGTCGGGCCAGTAGCTGAACCAATTACATAAAGTTGATTAGAAGCATTTGCTCCAATAGTAACACCATCTTTCTTGATTTGATTTGCGCCTATTAGGGTTTGACCATAAGCACTAATAATAAAAACCCATTGAATAGTAAATATGATTAATAATAATATAAATATTTTTTTAAATAACATTTCCGTAAAAATTTAATTTATCTCCAAAGGTGGAACTAGGAACAACTAACAGAGTCGCTACCTTTTTGTTAGTACTTAATGTATAATCATCCGTTTCAAATAATATTTGCCCATTTTTATTTATCTGTACAATCTCATAAAGGCAAGAAAATATATTGTTTGACCCATCAATTACACCTGTATAATCTAATTTTAAATAATTCACAATTAATATGTTTAGTCCAATTATTTCAGCAGTTACATTTATTATATTAGTAACTATTGTAGCGGTAACATTTACCACTCCACTTACTATCTCCGCACTTACATAAATCATTATACTGCACTTGAATTAGATGATGTATAAAAATCACATATAAAAATTGAACTTACACCATTAACTGTTTTTGATAGTATAAATTCAGATGTAGAAGTCACCTTAATAAAAACTTCTCCATATATTTTACCACTTGATATAACTTTAGTCTGCTCTCTATTTATGATTATATCAACCTTTCCAGTAACATCATCAAAAACAATAATGTCATATAAACCGCTATTTATACTTTTATATGTAGCTATGTTTGTTTTAGCCCCAAATGAATCAATATAATAAATATTGATAGAATAGGCATTTAATGTAGATGGTTGTATTGGAACAATGCCATTAGTTAAAGTAAATCTAACTTGTATATCTTCGCCTTGTATAGCCATTAAAAATTAAGTATTCTATATGTGAAATAAATAGTAATATCGCTATTTCCTGCTGTTGGATTACCTGTTTTAACCCTAAAATTTATATCTTTATTTGCTATAAATTGTCTTGCTGTAGCAGGAGTTATTGCAATAACAGGCTCAAATTTTAAGTATGTATTTGTTGTAGCTCCTAAAAAAGAAGTACATTTAAACTGAGCATCTGTTGATGTATCTGTGAATATTTCAACCGTCAAATTAGTTGCATACGTTATTGTGTTGTATGTTACGTTACCGATAGCAGACACTATTTCTATCATAGTTCCTGCGCCCATAGCACTAACTAATTTAACTGGAACGGCAAACCCCGTTAAAACATTGGTTGAAATTATCTGCAACGAACCATAATAAAGGGTAGAGAATGAAGGGTTTGAACTGTTTATAAAACTATCATTCATATCATTCAAGATAGCCCTTACATTACTTGCAGTGTTGTCCTTTGTGGAATTATCTGTAATAAGAGCCGTTATTTCGGCTGTTATTTGAGCTTTTGTTTTCTGTGCCATCGTTATAAGAATGCATCGCTAAAACTATCATCAAAACTCTCGCCTGTCGTGAACTCAGGATAATGATTAGCGATATTTATACTATTTGTTTTGTAATATTCAGAAACCTCGTTTTGTGGGTCTTCGTAAACAATTACTTTACCTGTTAAATCGTTCGTTGTAATATTATCAATATTACTATTCAATTGTATTAAAGAGTAAACCTTTGATACATCGCCATATAGTTGCAAACTTAAGTCGAAAATAGTTTGCCCTTCGTTTATTGTTACAGTTTTTTGAGCCATATTATATCCTATTTGCGTCTATGTAATAAATTTCGTTACCCTTTAAAATTATATCATTTACTGTGTACCCGTCAGCTATCATCTGAACAGTTATCGCACGTCTTAATGTTTGCTGTTGCCCTGCTGAATTAATAAACCTTATAGCTCCTACACCTGTAAATGGTGATTGTTTCCATTGCCCTAAGAATGTATTTATGATAAGTACAACGTGTTGCTGGTCGCTATCGCCTACCGTAAAATCGCCTAAACTATTTATAGTTAGGTCATTTGATTCATCTAAAATTATATCGCTAACCGTTGCCATGCTGTACAGTTGTATTTTCTAATGTCGTTTTATTTAATGTTTTTATATTTACTGCCAATCCGTTAAATGTAGTAGCAGAGCCTCCTGCTTGTCCTAATGCAATTAGCTGAGTGTCAATAATAGCTAATGCTCCTGCAGTTGCCGATTTTATAGCTGTTACGTTTGCGTCCCATTGTGTTTTTAAATCGTTAATTTGAATTAACCCGTTATAATTTTTCCCATTTAATTGAATCTCTGAAACATCGCTAAACATAGCAACATAACCAGTAAACCCATTTATCATAGTAACAACAACAACACTATTAATTTCTGGAACTAATAAAAACCCTTTTGTGCTTTCTGCCTGTAATCTTACGCCAATCAAATCAGCCCTACCATCAATAGGTTCACATTCGCAAGTATTTTTAGTTGTATCAACAGACTTGACGGTACAAACAATAGAATAAACTTCGTCTGTAGTTTTTGCCATCAACTTAATCGCCTCGCTTATCTTATCCTTACTCATACCAAACCATCTAAACTAATTTCTTGTCTATATCCATCCATTCCAAAAGTGCGAATAACAGAACTTATAATATAATTACCATCTCTTTCAGGTAACTTTGTGCTTGTTAATTTTGCTATATCTCCATGTCTTACAAATGGCTCTCCAAAAGTTGTAAAAGCACCGTTATATCCAGTATATTTTATTTTTTTTAATCTTAAATTTGCAAAGTCTAACAATGCTGAATCACTAGAATTATAAGTATGATAAGTTCTTTGTGAACCATCCGAATCTCCTACCTCTACCTGTTTTTTACTGTTATCGCTTTGCATTGAAATAGCAACGACCTTAATAAACATTTCATCCTTTAATTGATATTTCAAATCATCTGGATTAATAATTACTTTTTCAAAAGCAAACTCTTCTGTAACCGTATCACTCGCATCGGAAGGCAATCCAACGTGCAAGACACCATCTACAAAATAAGAGTAAAAACCATAATCCCCTTTCAAAGTTTCAAGTATCTTGCTTACCGTTGCATTGCTTATTCTAAAACTCCCCAATTGTACGTCTAAGCAATTAAATTCTATGTCAGATGGCAAAATAGCAGTTAATAAATCATTCAAAGAAACACTTTCAACAGAATATTTTTTTACTGTTGTTTGTTTTAATAAAAACATTTTATCTTCGCACTCTATTTCAACAGGTAAAGAACTCCCAACAAAACTAACATATCCATCAAAGCATTTTGTTAGATTAGGGAAATATCCTAATTCAATTTTAACTAAATCTCCACGTTTAAAAATTGCATTCGCTCCAGTAAATAAACTCTTCCCTTTAAAATTTAATTTGCGAGGCAATATTATTTTAGCTGTATCAGTAAATGTTTCATACGATGTTTTTATCTCAACTGAATTGACAAAATCAAATTCATAGAAACTTCCATCTTCTTTAGTAAATGTTATTTTACAAATCGGTCTAAGCATTATATAAACTGTGAATTGAAAGTTTGTTTAGAACCTTTTATTGTAATATCTATGTCGCTTAAACAGCTTAATTCAAAAGATATAACATTGCGCTCTCCCTCCATTTGTGAAAAGTGATAATCTTTAATTACTATTGTATATATGCCGAAATAAGCCATGAAGTTACTCGCAACGTTTAATTGTGTAGGTGCAGTACAAAAACCTAACAATTGATTTAAACTATCTTTAGGTGCTACGTTTTGGTATAAAGAAGCTAATACTCCTTTTATATTAATCATGTAATCCCCATCGGAAACGTATTCTTTTACCGTTCCGTTTCTTCCTGCTATCTGTGTCGCTACTATGTTACGAGATTGGGAAACCTCACACAAAGCAATACCCATACTAAAAGCTTCTACTATTATTTGCTTATTATTATTATCTGTGTACATTAATTGATCAAATAATATATCATCAAATACTGGCAATCCAAATTTTGAACGGCTATCTGAATACGTCTTGGTACTATTTAAAATAGCATCATTTATAGCATCTTGTTCTTTAAACATCGTAGCTTCGTCAACCTTAAAGAATTTAGGTTTAAGAAATCTTAATCCCACACCTTTTAAAATTAATTCAGCTTGACCCTTAACCTCTAGCCCTATTCCGTTTTCCCTGTAATCTCTATTCATTATCTTGCTAACATATTTACATCGTTTACGCTTTCTAATAATGCCTTAGAAACCTCTTCTCTTATTGCTTGTGCGCTTTCTTTTAAGTTAGTAGTATTTACATTCAACGATTCAACTAACTTAGTAATATTTATTATTATTGATTGTGGTTTTGTTCCGCTTATTTCAGTTCCGCTTCCGCTTTCTTTTTTACCTCCCTTAGCAGATAATGAACCTATTGATGCATTTGTTTCTGTTCCTAATCCTGTTTTAAAATGATTTGCTAATTCCTTTTTTTGCATTTGTAATTGAGCAACAGCCCATGCAGCTCCTTTTTCTCCAGCCTTAACAGCTGGTTGTAATTTCGCAATCGTTTTGTCTGCTCTCGATAGCATTTCATTGGTTGCCATTTTATTGGCTTCCTCTTTTGATTTACCCATCTTTTGATACGAAGCAGAAAGAGCGTCAACAGTAGACATTGTAGTTTTTAATGATGCTGTTGCATCCTTCGCTGCCAATGTTTCAAAGTTGCTAATGGTTTTATCCATCATATTATTAAGCCACATAATAGCTGCAATCAAAGCGGTAACAGCAATAACTACTATTCCAATTGGGTTTAATTCCATTGCTAAATTTAGTGCGTATTGCGCTACCGTAGTTCCTTGCAATCCTGCTGTCATACTAACTAAAGCGTAAACAAATTTAGCACCTTGAACAGCTGAAATACTCCACATAATTGTGCGGTAAGCATACAAAGCAGTAACACCTAATAATATATATTTTGTAAGTGTTCCAATAGTATCTAAATGACGAACAATAAACCCCATTAAATTAGTTAATGCGGTAACCACTAAATCAATGGTAGGTTTTAGCTTAACAAATAATTGATTTTGAAAATTCTGAAATGAATCTTTTAAATTTGATAACCTACCAGAAGTAGTGTTACTCATATTATTAAGAGCATTGAAATAATCGCCACCTTGCGAAGCTGCTAGTTTTAACGCTCCTGTTAATTGCTCATAACTGCCTTGTTGGTCTTTTAATGCGATATGGTTTTTCTCGTAATATTTATTTAATTGAGCATACACGTTGATACCTGCCATACCAAACTGCTTAATATCAATGGCTGTAGCCTTACCAACGTTCTTAATTTGTTGTAAGTTTAAAACCATTCTTTGCAAGGTGTCCTCAGTTCCGCCTGTTGCAGCAACGGCATTCGCTAAAGCTGTAAAGTCCTGTTTAGCATCTTTTGCTGATAAACCAGTAGATATTAAAGCAGCATTTCCCTTTAATAATGTTTCAAAACTAAAAGGGCTTTTAGTTGCTTCTTGTTGCAAATCTTGAAACACTCTCTTTGCTTCGGACGATGATTTTAACAAAGTTTTTAACTGAACTTCAGCCATCTCAAAAGATGCACCTGTTTCAATTATACCTTTTGCTAAATAAGAAATACCAATACCGCCTGCCAGTGCAGCCAATTTACTACCAAAGCTATTCATCTTACTATCCATTCGTGAAGTTGCATTTTCAGCATCCTTCATTTTATTGGAAAATAAATCTTTGAGCGAGAGGGTATATTGTAAATTCTTATCCATTACATATCTACTAATGTTCCGTTTTTTCTAAGCACATACTCTAATTCAGCTACTCTTTTAGCCCAAATAGAATCACTTAATTTGTCCGGGTTGATATTAAAATAAAAGCGGATGAGAGCATTATTTTTAGCAATGTCATCATCCGCAATTACACCTTTAAACTTTTCTAATTTTTTTTTAGAACTGCTTTTTGTACAGATAACATTTCAACAATAGCTTCGTCTAAAGAAGCAAAAGCGTAATCGTTACTCAATACCAATTCTAATTTATCGCCACCGATATAAAGGTTTTTTAATGCTACTTCGATAGCTTTTGCGCCATCTGTTCCTGCTAATTTACCTACTATATTGCGTGTTGTTCTGTCAGGTCTTTTTAGGTAAAGTGTTGCTACTTTCTCGCTGTCATCCTCGTCTAAGGGAACTGTCAAAGTAGCTACTTTACCATATTTTGCCTTTAATTCTTCTAAATTTGCACTCATGGTTTTATTTTGGTTTTAATTGGTTTTAAGCCCACTCAATATGAGATAGAATCAAATCTATCTCTACTGGTATTGAAGTATCGCCAGACTTCGCTGAACGTTTGTTAGTCATAAAACGTACGTTGCGTAGTTTATGCTTTACTGTCGTTAATGCTGCATCAATATATATTACTGAAATATCAAACTCTGGAATATCTTGTAAACGGCCCAACGGAGCAACAGCCATCAAAGCCTGTACCTCTTCCATCAACAAAGTGATTTTACCTGTTGGCTCTACTTTACCATATCCACGAGATACAGGAAAACGTCCTGCACCATAAATATTTTCCATTCCTTGTTTCTCTTCGTAATCAATTGAAGTAACACCCACAACAGTAACACCTAAAATGTTAATAGCGATGTCTGCCCATTCGTAAGATTTTCCGTTAATTAACGGTGGTATTGGATAACTCATTTTATAATGTTTTTAAATATTAAACTGCTAATGCAAATCCTACGTTTACAGTAATTGTTCTTGCAACACCTACTGGTACGATTTTAACATTAATAATTAAATTTGATGTGCTTAATATGTTTTGTGTTGGGTCGATGATAACGCTATATGCTGAAATTTCTAAATCTCTTTGCATAACATCCAACGCTCTTGCACAAAGTGTCTCAAAGTATGCAATAACATCTTCTTTAATCGTTCCATCTGCATTCAACACAATAGGTGAAGCTAATTGTGGCAATAAAAACGCTCTTAACCCTCTGATTGCTTTGTTTATCGTTCTATTATTTTCAATATAAGCGTAATCGCTTGTTACAGGTATTGAAGTACTTGAACTATTAAAGAATGAACCCGATGCATTTACATATTTTTTAGCAAACACATATCCGTAAGCATCTAGTGATGTTAAAGAACCGTCAGATAAAGTAGTATATACTTGACCGTTTGCAAAGTTTAATACATTAAATTCTGTTGCTGAAATATCAAACTTTCCAACCCATCCGATACACTCATTTACTGCTGCTAATGCTACCGTTCCTAAAACAGTACCAACACATCCAATAGATTTTCCTGTAGCTTTATACAATCTTAATCCTAATGCACCACCATCTTGACCAACAGTTACCGATACGTTCGCAGCAGTCAATAATCTTACACTTGTTAATGTAGTAATATCTGCTGTGCCTGAAATTTCAGCTCCGTAAATAGCCTCTAATGGCTTATGATTAGTGTAGTTAGTATTTAATATAGCTTGTAAAGTTGTTACTTGTGAAGTAGCAAAAACATTTGTTTTTTGATAGATTCCGATTTGACGAATAACGCCTACTGAAAAATCTTGCATCAAAGTTACACTTGCAAATATGTTTGCATCCGCTGTTGCGTAAATACCTACATACAATTGTCCTTTTGGTTGTATTCTGAAAAACTCTGCGATATTATAATACATAATATCAATCTCAGAAGATACGCCTGCTACAACACTCTGTACTATCGTACCTGCTAATGTACCTACAATAGTAGCTACATAAGGTGTTCCCGTATTAAGATAAATACCTTCCCCCCCTGCTGCTGTAATTGTTACTACCGCTATTGCTGCAATAGCAGTAAAACCATGTGTTAAAGTTCCTAAGTTAATTTCAGATGCTAAACGTGTTGCTGCTGTTGTTGTTGAAACTACATCAGCTGTTACCTGCGTGTAGGAAGCTAGTGTAAGAGTACCTAATGTAGATGCAACAGTATAAACCATTGTATCTCCTACTGCACCTTTGTTTGTTACAGTAAATGTAGATGTGGATTTTGTTTCTCCTAAATGTGTGTTTGTGATTCCTAATGCTACTGCATCAGAAACGCTAAAAATCTTTTTAATTCTATCAGAAGAACTAAAGCCAGAAGGTAGCGTTGCGCTGTAATGAAGGTAGCCAGAGATAAAGTCTTCACCAGCTAATGGGCGACCTAAACCTCCTGCACCTTTTATAAATACTACATCATTTGCCATTTATAAATATTTTTATTTCGTTTTTACTTTTTTAGGCTTCTCATCTTCTGAAACAACCTCTTTAATTTTTTCTGTTTCACCTTTTACAACAAACCATGTCTTACCATGTAATTCACAATGTGCCTTTATTGGTGCTAATTCGCTATCAAAATAAATAGCGTTATCAGATGTTACTATTGCCGAATTTTTATCTTCGATGTTGATTTTATTTTTATCAATAAAATCGAAAGCTTGTTCTTTTGTCATTTGGTTTTTAAATAAAGGGGAGTGTTTAGCTCCCCTAATTAATATTAAGATACCCAAGTTTGGATAATTGCTACAATTCCCTTTTGGTCTGTTCTTAACTTACTTGCTCCGTGCATAATTTCAGCTGAGAAAACAGAACCATAAAAAGTAGGATCGTTTTCTTTGTAATAAGAAGTAATAGAACCTAAAGCAGTTGCTACATATTTAGGGTGAAATGCTATACAAGCTGCGTTATCTGTTGTTGCAGTAGTTGTTACTGTACCATCAGCAGAAACTGCTTTAATAACTGGTGTTCCTGTATTGTCATAAACAAGCACATTTGGACGTAACATGATATCAAATCCGAATACTTTATTTACAACACCACTAGGTAATGTAGGAGAACCGTAAGCGTATGCTTGTTGAACGTTTGCAATAGCTAAAAAGTGAGAGTTATATTCTGCACTTGTCATCAATAAAACACGTCCATCCATTTGTACGTTATCATTATCTAAGATTGCTCTTGCTGATGCAATGTCATTTAATGTAATTGCTTTACGTGTTCCAGTTGCACCACCTGCTAATACTAATCCATCTGCTGATCCAGTTGTTCTCACTTGACGAGAAGCACCTGATGGAGCCCATGCGTAAAGAGTTTGATTAGAAACAACATCTCCGATAGTATCAACCATGTTAGAAATTACACTCATACGTTTTGAGTACGAAATTTGTAAATCTTCTAAGTTTGTTACCAACATTGGGTCAGTAGTGTATTGGTTAAGCGAATATGTTAATTCACTATCAGTACGTTGAGAGATAGTTGCAGGTAATACTGCACGATTCTTTTGTACTGTTGGCTTCGCTCCTGCTTGTGGAACGTGTACCGTTTTGAAAACAACCCATGCTGAATGATCGGTTGATTTATTCATAAATAAGTTATTTTGGTAAAGATTTTCTTGAATATCCTTGCTCCAAATTTCTTGTTCTAATGCCATTTCTTTATATTATTTTTAGTTATTAATCAATTTGAATTTTTGCGCCCATAGGGATAAAGTTTGTTCCATCGAACCAAAAACCCTGACTCCATGTTTTACCTGCTACACCTGTTACTACTGGTGCAACGATACCACTTGTAAAAGTGAATGTTTCTACTGCTGTTGTTTTCAACTTCATATACAAACGAGAACCTACCAACAACTCGGATGATGGAGTGATTGTAATAGATGCGTTACCTGTTAATGTAGTTAAAGTGTTTACAACCGTTACAGCGTTTATTGCTGTGAATGCTGTTGCGCCTGTTGCTGCGATTACTAATGAAGTGTCTACTGCTCCAAAAGGTGATTTAAGTGTGTTTGCCATTGTTTAGTTTGCTTTTTTATAGAATGAATTAAATAGTTCTGTGTATAATTCTGGTGATTCGTTTTTCATTTCTGCTAACCCTTTTTCGTCTTTCTTTTCCCAATCTCTGATAGTCCATTCTGAACGGTCTTCATTGCCTTTCTTAGTTGATACATTTTTTAGGTCGAAAACTTTAGTAGCATTTTTAACTACTGAAATTTTAGATAAAGCATTTGTAACGAAAGAAAAGTTTAGAATAGCATTGGTGATATACTCATCTTTTTCTGATTCTAAAATTTTCTTTTCTTTGATAGCGTTTTCCACTAACAATGTCGCATCTGATTTAAGTTTTTCTTTAGCAATATCTGCTAAGGCTGTTTCTTTAGCTTCAAATTCTGCTACTTTATCTTTCAATGCTTGATTCTCTTCTTTCAAAGAAGTAATCTCTGTTTCTTTTGATTCGATAGCTACAATAGCCTCATCTTCATTTTTAACAGAAAGTTTATTAAATACTTTTTCCATTTTAGGATTGTTGTTTATTAATTTATTGTATACAAGAGCCATATTTTGTAAGCTCTCTTTATTTACTTTAATTTTCTTTGCACTTGTAATAACCTCATCTACCATTCCGCTATTCAGAGCCTCTGATGCTGTCATCCACGTTTCCTTATTCATCATAGCCGTAATATCATCTGCGCTTTTTGATGTTCTGTTGCTTAGTATTTTGCAAATTGTACCGTTTACTAAGTTTAACATCTCTTTGTCATCCGAACCACTAGCGTTATGCATCATTAATGTTCCGTAGTCCATCATATAGCACTTTTTACCTGCTACTGCAATAACTCCTGCAATAGAAGCGGCTAATCCATCAATATAAGTATTACAAGGAACTTTACTATTCAATATTGCACTTACTATTCCATACCCATCAATCACATTGCCACCAACTGAGTTAATTCTTACGTTAATCTTTGAGCAGTTTTCTTGTAAGTACTGCATTTCGTATGCGAAAGAACTTCCTGAAATCCCATAAACTACATTTCCTTCTGCATCAACCGAATTACCTATTTGAGAGTAGAGTAAAATTGTGCCTTCACCATCTGCAATATTTTGTATGTAATTAAATTTTTCGATAATACAATATTATTACAATAATTTATTTATATTTACACACTGTAACACTATTATATCTATGAGCGAGAAAACCGATAGAAAACAGACCCTCAAAAAGCTATCCTACAACATCCGAATAACTACATTCGTGAAAGGAAAAACAAAGAACGATTTTATTGATGATTGCCTACATCGTAGTAATGGCGAATCTCAAAACGCTAAACAAATAATTCAACTTCACTATTTAATATTAGAAAAATTCCCATCTTTAAAAGGCAAAGAGTTTAACGATATACTTTCTAATCTACATATTTAATAGTGATATAAGCCGTTGCATTGTTGTACCCTGCAGCATCAAATTCGCCCCCTATTCTTTTATCTAGAGTTATTGCTCCACCAACAGTTATCCTCCCATTAGCATCAGGAAAACTTCCTGATGTAGCATAATTATTTCCTGTCAATGGCGATAATGCACTACCAGCATTATTCATTATTACAACATCTATTCCCCGTATTTTACTTAATGTCAATCCATGAGTAACTGTTATCTGTGGGACGGTGTCCATATCCCAACCAGTAGAGGTAATCAATTTCTCTCTTAACTTAACTGTTGGTTGTTGGCAAAATATTAAAGTAGATAAAAGAAATCCACCTGCTGCAACGTCTTGAATTTTTAACTTTCTTACATTATGAACATTTCTTGCAATGCCATCTGAAAATGTTAAAGGGTCTGCTACACCATCATTTGTAACATCTACTAATAAACGTGCAGGATTTGCATATCCAGTAATATCTGCACCACTACAATAATACAACTCGCCATTGTAAAAAATGTAACCAGTAAAGTAAATGTTTCCTGCGTTTGTCAATCCAGATAACACATACCCCTTTGCTGTATCGTAAGAATCCCCTACGATATACATACAAACTCCTGTTATCATATCCTTATCTGCATCTTGCAAAAATTTTAATGAGCGAGATGTAAATGGCTGTAATATCGATGGGTCTACGACAAATCCTGTATCTATTTTATTCATTTTCTAATATGTTATTACGTTATAAATCATTCCTACTAAATTATATTGGTCTGCAAAATTTCTTATTGCCTGTTCTCTATTTGCTGTCGTGCTTCCTTGTGCATTAAACACTAATACAGGAACGTAAATAGTATAATCATAACTTGTTGTTATTGTGTATGTACTACCCATATACGAAGGACTAAAAAAAGAATCACTCGCCATAAGCCCTGATAGATCACCACTTTCAGCTAACAAAAATCCATCAGGCACAACAATATTATTTATTATATAAATTTGTGGGTCGCCAACAGGAACGAAAAACCATTTATTTAAAGCGTATTCAAATACTTTTTTTTGTGCATTATATTTTATTCGCTCTCTTGCTCCAATAAAATTATCATTAATCTTTACCCATGATACTGTATCATATGGTAGTATTCCAGTTGCATTTACTAAGCATTGGTACACTTTTCTATCAGAATAAACAACTATATCTCCTTTTACATAAGCAGTTGATATATCAAAAATTGCAAAGAAAGAACCATCTGCGTATTCAACAAATATTCGTTTCCACAACCATTGAATAGGACTAAGCAATACTTTTAACCATGCTAAATGCTTCTTGTTTCGCAAAGAAGGTGGAAGCAATTTCTCACTAATGTAATTCGTACTATATGTATAAATGCTCATTATTGCGCTACAAATATTAATGTATCAGCTAATGTTTCTCCTGCGTTTGTTTCACCTACTACATAACCTGCAAATGTTGGATAGGTAGGATAGTTTACTGTTTCAGAACTTACCATATACGTTCTACTTGCAGGTGCTGTTGTATCTGCCCTTATTCCTGCATCAATTAAAAGTATATCAGTAACTCCTGGCACAGCTTGTATGTAATCTTCTAAGGTCAACAACTTTACAGTTCCATCAAAAGGAATGTTAGCAAAATAATTAGCAATTGCAGCTATTACCGTTGCACTAATAACACTTGCATATTGACCGTTATAATAAATATTTGCTTTTAAATAAAACTTATCAGATGTGTAGCTATATGTGTATGTTTTCGTTCCTGCAAATCCTATATCATTCAAATATCCTTTTAAAGAGCTAATCTCTAAAGCCGACAAAGCTACTGGAGGCTCTGACTTAGCAACTTTAACAGATATTGTTTTGTTAGCCATAGTTTTTACACTACTACGAGTTATTATTTGTAAAGTTGAATCTACTGTAATATAAGAAGGTGCAAAATCTACTAATGTAATCACTTGTGGTACAGTTGCGCTATATTGAAACTTCTTTATTTGTGCAGTCAGCCACGCACCACTACCGATTGCGCTTTTAGAGATAGTTGTTTCTATTTCAACTTTAAATATATCCCATAATTGTTCAAGGTAGTTAATTACAGTAGCTGTTATTGACTTCCATAGAGTGTATATAGCAGTTTGAGATGTACTATTCAATGAACTTAATGATGTTTCAGATGCTTGTGCATCATCCATCTCTGTTATAATTGTGCTTATATCTCTTGCCATTATGCGTGAATTGTTGGTACTAATGTTAATGATGCTGTTTGCGTTCTGTTACTAGGTGAAGCATCTGCATCTTTTATTGTTGTTTTATAATCTGTCTGATAATCCTGTACGTTATCGTGGTCAAAGTTTTGTCTTTCATCCACACGCAACAACTTAGAAGCCGAAACTCCACATTGTAAAGTATGGACAGCCTTGAAAACATCTTGCTTTAATTGTAAAATAAAAGTATCTTCATCTTTGTAACTTTCAAAACCTAAATGTAAAGTGATAATAGAATCGTATTGCTGAACACCTAATGTTAAATCAACAAAATTGGAGTTATTAAATTCAATAAAACAACACGGATAAAGAAAAGCGTTTTCTTGCTTTTCATTATCAAATTGATTATTCCATAGCCCTACCGTTTTAATTCCTTTAATAGAACTAAGTGATGCTTTTAATTGATTGTATATTACTAATTGGCTCATCCAAATATCATTTTAATCTTACGGTCAAACTTCGCTATTAGGCTTCTGTTTAGCTTTCCACTATATCCTACAAATTGACGTTTAGGCATCTTTGAAAGTCCTTCATTATGTCTATTAGCATACGGTAAATTAGATGTTATCTTAACAGCGTATTGTCCTACATTACTCTTTTTTAAACTCCTTCTTAATGCACCTGTCTTTGTTAATATCGCTCTACCTTCTCGTTCACGCTTTTGTCTGCCTTTCCAAATTACCAAACCTTCATCCGTAAAACCTTGATTCCTAAAACTTTCTTCAAACCAATTCAATGCATCATTTCCCATTACAGTAACCATTGCCTTAATCTCTCGTTCTGCTTTTATACGAGCTTCTCGTAATATTTTAGCGTTGTTAAAACTCATGGCAACGGTAAATTAAAATTCTGTTTAGCTAAATCTTTATACTGTTCAGGAATGTCAAAGTAAGGATGTTGTTTGCTAAACACCTCTTCTCGTTTACCTGCATTAAACATAAACTCATTCGGCACGTTTTCAACTACTAAATTCTCTGTGTTTGTTTCTTCTCCTTCATCCATCTGTATAACTCCACATCTGCAATTCCATCCATTAGGAGGCATTAACGTAGTCCAGAACGCATCATCTACACGTTTAACTATTCCATCCAAAGCAGCGTGTTCAGGTCTTACTCTTCCATCCCCTGCTGTTCTGTATTTCAAATATGGCAATATATCTTTCTCCTTTTGTATGTCCTGCCATTGTGAAGCAGAACGAGATTGAGATATAGCACTATTGTATTCAGCACTTAGGTAATTTTCATTGTATTCATCTAAAATACCTTTAGCTTGTTTCTTAAAATCGCCAAACGATGAAATACTATCTCCATTAGTAAGCAAAGAACTGACTTCTCTTGTTTTCTGAAACTCTTTTGCTCCCGAAAATATATAAACATTATCTCTTAATGATGATAACATTTGATAGTCTGGAGCGTTGATAAGCATATTATCTAAGTTCTTACCATAACCATCAAACACTCCTTCCGACAGCTTACGGGCAGTCTTTAGATAGGAATGAGCGTCTAAATTGCGTAGGTTGATAGTACCGTTGTATATATCGTAAATAATACGTTCGACTTCATCATCACTAAACAGATTTAGTTGCTTTGTATCAATATTTTGTATGTCGCAAAATCCACAGCACATTACTTATATAACTCGTTTAACTTATTCTTAAAATTACTAAACCCTGTATCAACAACGGCTTTCTTCGTTACTACTGTTCCGTATGTTTCTAAAATATATTTCTCATCCAAATCATAATACTTCATCAATTCAGTATCAATCTTCATTCTATCCATTAATGGTAGATCATCATCCTCTTTTGCTTGTATCTTATACCCATCCAGTCCAAAACCTAAACCGTTAAGCATAGGCAATAACTGTTCATTAATTACATTAAGAGCAAAGAACTCATCCGCCTCACCTACCCGGATTAAAACACGCTCCTGCACCTCTGCACTACCTACAAAAGATTTCTCATCCATTGTAGCCGTTTGACCCAATATAAGTTTACTTATTTCAGAGTTGCAACGGTTAATCATGGCATCGAATACCATGTGAGCGTCAGGCTTCTTTGATTCTAAAAACTCAATCGTATCATCAATGTCCATAACAGCAGATAACCCTGTTGATATAGTTTTTAAAGTATTTTCTAAATTAGCCCTTGTTACCTCATCTCTGCTATTTGTTTTACCGATAGCTAATGGAACACCATAAGCATCTTGATAAACAGACCATGCACCGATAGCATTCTTTTTCCAAAGAACTAAAGGAGCTGCTTTCATCAATAACCCTAAGTTATGTTTTTTACCAACACCAATACACCATTCTTTATATGGTGATTCCGTATAATTGATTCCTTCAATAGCGGCCCATGTTGGAACTACTAAATTAAATTCAGGCTTCACATAAATACGTGGCACTAAATCAACATCATTAAAATTATCGTCAACCAAACTATCGAACTGGACAAGTGAATATCCGTAGTATTCTGAATCCAAAGAGTGTTCTAAAAACTCCCTAAACCATTTAGTCTGAATTAATTTACTTTTTTCTTCTACTTCATTTCCTGCTTTATCTACTACGCAAAAGGTTTTGCTTAATGTTAAGTTCTTGCGCTGTTGAATTGCTGCTGATAAGTGAGCGTCTAATACAATGTCTTTGTATAATTGATATAGTTGGTATCTATTAGGATTGATTAAACTTTCAGCAACCGTTACTGCGTTTCTCCACTTCTGAATATCTTGGCGAATACGATAAACTTGCTGTTGTGGTTTTGATATAAAACGTCTTACATCAGACTGTTCAGGCATCTGCTTAGAAGCGTCTTGAACATTAGTAAACGGTATATGTATTCCGAAGACTTCCATTAGTAAGTATTAGTTGTGAATGATGTGATAGTATTAAATCTTATGCTGTTACCCTGATTTGGTAATATGTTAGGTAAGTCTGCTGTAACATCACCCGAAGCACACCGCTTAAGCCATGCAATAGCACCACCATTTTGTTGTGGATTATTTCCATCGTATCGCTCTTTGCGTAGGTCAGGTATATTGCGTGGGTTAATGCGTGAATGTAAATGGTAAAGTGTAATGTCAACTAAATACATTACTATTTGTTGATTTCTGTTATCTCCAGCAGTCCATTTTGTTGTATCTGTTGGCAATGTTCCAGCAGTTACGCTATACGTTGCACCTGCTGACCATAAACCAGTATTTGAAGACGGTATAATACCTACCGATTGCTGAAGACAAGTGTAAACTATATCGTTATACCAAACAATATTTCCTATAATATAAGTAGTAGTATTGTTATACTCTGGATTAGGTAATGTAATATAAAATAAAGATTTATCATCGCAAATATAAGTCCAATAAGTCGTATTAGTCGGTAAAAAACCAATACTTGATAATATGCAAGTATAAATCTTACCATCATAAGAAACACGAGTTGCAGCAGAATAAGTAGTAGCATTTGACCAAGCATTTTCAGTATATTCTACTAAGTTTTTACCTTTGTAAGAAACTGAATTAGAATAAACAGAGGTGTTTGAAAAGACATTAGCAGTAATATACCTTTGAGTTAAATAAGAAGTCATTTCAGCTTGTGCCGATTGCTCTACATCTAACTTAATTGACTGGTTGCTTTCAATAACTTGCAATAAGTTATCATCCTGTATCAATCTCTTGTAATCGTTATCTCTTAAAAGTCTTGACATTATGCAATAATAATGATAATATCAAGATATTAACTAGAACTGTAACACTTAATTTAGCAAACTTGTAATAAGATTATATTTGCTATCTTCCATAACTTCTAGCTTTTCTCCAGTTACTTTTTTATACAAGTATTTCAAGTGTCCTATATTCTTAGCCTGATACCACTCATTTACCATTGGAAAATGAAATACGCCTCCACTAAGCACTCCGTTTACCTTACCATGCAAATAGAATGGGCTTGTGTGTGTTGCTGTTTCGATTACGAAGTTGTGTTTTATTAGTTGTTTGTGTGTTATCATTAGAATTTATTTTTAGTGTTTAAGTCTTTAATTACCGGTCTTCTCATTATGTTACCCGAACCATTTTGATATTGCGCAAACTCGTTTCTAAAAGCCTCGCACATTAAGTAATCCAACGTGTCGCTAAAGTGGTGGTATTTCTCGTGTGTACTCCCATCTTCTGCTTTTACCTTTTCTTTTAGCTTTGTCCCATCACTCGCCTCTTTACCAAACAACATATCATTTTTCAAATATATGCTATTCTCAAATAAGTTAATTGATATATCGAAAATATTATTGGCGTAAATTTCATTAATAAAATTACCTCTCATTGCTACTGGGGGGTGCAATGTCGCAACTCTTAATGTAGGTTTGAAAATCTCCAATTCATTTGTTATTATCTTAAAATCGTTAAACCCTTTTTCACTTCTAGTGTCTGAGTTCTTGCCTGACGGGTCGCCATAAACAAATAATCCCCCTTTGTGAGCAAAGTATTTGCGTTTAAACTCGTTACACACTCCTTTCGTAGTGTTGTATGGGTTTTTCATAGCCAATTCATCAATAAGATAAACAGCCTTACCCACTATTTGCCATATCGAGCAACTCATATAAGGATTAACGTTAAAGTCAAAGCTAATATGCAACGGTATTTGTTCATCGTACTCCCAATTAAACGTATTTCGAGCTACATTGAAGTTCTTATAAAACAAACCTCCTAAAATCCTATTGCCCCATTTTCCATTACAATAAACCTCCCAATAGTATGGATTAGTACGTTTCAAGTCCATTAAGAAACCGATAAACTCATTAGGGATCCATTTGTTATCCTTGTATGTGGAATGGTGAATTGTAAAGGTTAAATCAACTTTTGTATCTTTGTCAATTTCAATAATTGTTATATCGGAATAACTAAGTTCGTTTCTGTCTTTAAAAAAACGTTTCCAAAACCAATTGTCCTGATAATTTCCTTCTACTTCGGGATTGATTGTAAATGTTTCTTGTAGGTAATTAGCCTTTTGAGTTCTTACCGATGTTGTGATGGTTATAAAATCGTTTTCCGTTGGTATATCCTCTTCATACCAGACACCAGTAGGGTCTTTAATAGACTTTAGTTTTTGCGTATCATCACAACCTCTAGCAAGAAAAGAATTACCATTGATACAATGTATTTCAAGTGGCTGTAATTTGAACTCAAACAAATCGCCTAATCCCAACTCGAAAATAATATCTTTGATTGTTTGATAGGAGCTATCCTTTATTGTAGCGTAAGTGTTTCGGACAAGAATATGCCTAAAATAATCTTCTGTTAAGCAACGGTAAATTAGTTTCTTAGCTTCAAAGTTAGACTTGCTACTACCACGACCTCCGTACATAATAACGTATCTATCCCTATTTTCTAATAACGGAATAAAGCTCTCGTTTACTATATCTTCCCAATCGCACCAATTTATTGTAAACATGGTTTTTTGAACGTATTGATTTTATTGAGTTTAGTCAACATTGCTCACCGCATGAAGACAACTATTTTTTATTAGGCGGTATAACGGTTATAATCTTTCCTCCACTTGTAACGTCCAACTTCTTAGGCAATACAAAGTCCATCAACTTCACTACTATCTTCGCCCACTCTAAAGGGTTTTTATTTTTTATCTTTTCCATTGTAGGCATGAAGTCAATAGCCATTCCATCAATAGCACTAAAGATTATTTCCTTTGTGCTTGTTGTTACGGTGTTTTGAGTTCCCTTTGTTCTGCCTGCTACCTTCTTAGCCCCTTTTCTATTAGCCATACTATTATAAACTACTTTGGTTTCACAACAAAAGTACTATTTATTCTTTAATCTTTTACAAAAGGGTAAAATAATTGAAATTTTAACATTTTTTAACATATCAAATATAGGCTAATGGTGTCAATGGTTTCAAACAATAATTTGCATTTATTTTTGCACAATCTTGCATTTATTTTTGCAATTATGTTGCAAGTGTCGAAAATCGTTGTACATTTGTTTCAGATAAGCAATTAAGCATATCTTTAAAACCTTGCAAAATGAAAAAATTTAATCAAGTATTCAACGAACAATTTAAAAAAGAAATGATTGAAAATAATAACAATAAAGAAAAAAGTCTTTTACTTACGATATGTTATTGTAAGGGGTATTTTTCAAACGATAAAAAAATATCACCTATTTTAGATATAGTATTTGAAACAATCTATTAATCTTGTCCTTGCAAGGTGCAAGCGGTGAGGATAACCGTATAACCTCTTATTAAAAATCTAAACAATATGGCACAATTAGTTCACTACGGTAAAATCCTTGCAATCAAAATGGCTGAAAATAAAGCATCAAAGCAATATGTTATGAATATCTTAGGATATACTGCTTATGACACTTTACGCTCACGAATAGAAGATGCAAGATTTTCTTATGACGAATTGCGTAAACTTAAAGACAAAGGATTATTATAATGGGTGAAAAAGTAATAACCGAACAGACTATCCTACTATTTGATAAATTAGTAATGGTAGCAGACTTTATCACGGATGTTTTGAATCCGCAGTATTCATTCAGTTTAAACTAAGAAAATATGAGTTATGACGATTATAAATTAGCAAGTCCTCCCGAACATAAAGAGTGTTCAGAATGTGAAGGCAAAGGGCATTTTCAACTATCAAATTGTTGTGGAGCGCAATGTGATTCAGATATGTTGATTTGTTACGAATGTAAAGAACATTGCGACTTGCAAGAGTGTGAGGAATGCGATGGAACAGGAACAGTTTAATTATTATAATAATGGAAATCACCAACTCAAAACAAATAGCCTTTAACATCCAACAGGCACTAACTAGGATAAGCGATTGTGAGATGAAAGTAAAGGTAGTAAGCAAATGGAATAGCGATAGTACATTGTTCTTTGATGAATACGAAAAGCGCAGGCGTATTGATAAGTTCAATTTGATTATGGAAAGATGGAGGAGTTACGCTCAAGGTCAATGTATTACTTTATTAACTAAAATATGAAAATTAAACTATTAAAACGGATGTCGTTTATCAATGTTAAACTATTGATAGCTCAAACAGGCACTATTCGTTGGGTACACTTTATGAGAGCAAAGAGTTATATTAAACGTAAATTAGAAAAATATAAATGAAAACACAAACAACCGAACCGCCATTCTTACAAAAGGTAAAGAAGGCTTACGTAATTGAATTTGCAGATATAGAAAGAATAAAGGAATACAAAAACCAATTAGTAAACGTCTTGCTTTATGAGCCGCCATTGGCTAAAAAAAGAGGTGGCAACGGTGAAAGAAGTTGTTATGTTCACGGAAGGTCAATTGCAGGAATCTATGCTGAAATAAACAGAATAGAAAGATGGCTCAAAAAGGCTGTAGAAAATTTCATTTTAGATAATAATAGAAAGGAGTCATTATGAACAATTTAACTAATCCACTATGAAATACCTAACCTATTCTTACTGGCTACGTCAATATCGTAAGCGTCAAAACAGAATTAAATGGATGAAACAATTTTTTAAATACTAAACCTAATAACTAACAAAATGACAGATTTAGATAAGGCTGTACAACTAGGCAACCATAACGAGTACCACGAAGAAGAATTAGTAAAGATGGCGAATAGATTAATGATTATTTGCACTATATTAATGGTAATTGGTGCAGGATTATTCACGTTGTTATATTGTAATAGTAAAGCGCATTATGAGAAACAAGAGAAAGCATTGATGGATAAATTAGTTAATGATTGCCAGGCGAAATGTGATAGTATTAAACAGTCTTATTGTGTTGGGTTATGAAGATATTACCTTACAACCCACGCAAGAAAGAAACAGTAAAGGTTGAACCACCTTATTTGTGGTACAATGCTTATACGGGCGAATACTTTAGGAGTTATTTTACAAAAAATTATCATAATAGTTTGTTTATTTATCAAATAAAATAGTTACATTTGCATAGGAATTAACGACTCCTATTTACAGTCTGACAAATATTAACAGACCTCTTTAGAGGGTGGTTTCGGTGTCAGACCCGAATAGACTTCGTAAGTCAGCTACTCTCTAAAGAGGTTTTTAATTTAAAAACAAAATGGAATTAAAAAAAGCAACAAGACAGCAGGTAAAACTTCGTATGGGTTTATCTGCTGTCAGCGGAGGCGGTAAGACCTATTCTGCATTATTATTGGCATACGGTATTACAAATGATTGGAGCAAGATTGCAGTTATCGACACAGAGAATGGTTCTGCATCACTCTACTCGCATTTAGGGGAATTTTTAACGATTGATTTCAAAGTACCCTATTCGCCTGAAAGATACATTGAATGTATCAAGGCTTGTGAAGGTGCAGGAATTGAAGTATGTATCATTGATTCCATTACTCACGAATGGGACGGTAAAGGAGGTATTATTGAAATCAGCAACTCTATGAGTGGTAATAGTTTCACTAATTGGGCGAAGATTACACCTCGTCACGATGCTTTCATTAATGCAATACTACAAAGCCCTATGCACATGATTACGTCTGTTAGACGTAAGCAAGACTATGAAATGAGCAAAGGAAGTGATGGTAAAGTGAAAGTAGAAAAAGCAGGATTAAAGGAGATTACTCGTGAGGGTTTTGAATATGAGCTAACTCTAAACTTCAACTTAGACCTTAACCACCACGCAACAGCATCTAAGGATAGAACAGGATTGTTTATGGATAAGCCTGAATTTACTATTACGGTTGATACTGGTAAGATTATAAAAGAGTGGTGTAATAGTGGAGTTGAGCCTGAATTACCACCACTTAACGACACCCAATTTGATAAAGCATTAAGCCGAATCAATGCAGGAGAGAATTTATTGCCACAATTACAGAAGTCATTTAAACTTACTGACGCACAATTGAAACAATTGAAAGTGGGGGACTTGACTAAATGAAAGTAGCATTATACCAAATCGAACAGGAGTACATGATACTTGCTGATGAGATTATATCTAACGAGGGGGAATTATCCCCCGAATTAGAAGAAAGATTAATGATTAACCAAGAACAGTTGGAAAAGAAAGGTATTGGATATGGTTATATCATTAAGGATATAGAGTTAGAGGTTGATGCTATTGATGATGAGATTAAACGATTAACAGCTTTGAAGAAATCACGTATCAATGCAGTTGATAGACTTAAAACTTCGTTATCACAGGCAATGCAATTATTTGATATTTCAGAACTTAAGACACCAACTTTAAAAATTAACTTTAGAAAGTCAGAGAGTGTTGATGTTGATATTGCATTCTTAGATAAAGATTATATCAAAACAACCGTAACAGAAACAGCAGATAAAGTAGCCATTAAAGAAGCTCTAAAAAATGGAATCAAAGTAACAGGAGCAATATTAAAAAGTAATTTAAACCTTCAAATAAAATAAAACATGGAAAATTTATCATTTAACGGCAATGTAAAAGTAATCGGAGCAGTAGAGCAAATATCCGACAAGTTTAAAAAACGCTCTTTAGTAGTAACAATTGAGGGTCAATATCCCCAACATATCGAAGTACAGGCAGTCAATGACCGTGTAGTTATGTTCGATAACCTTCTTCCCGGAGATGCTGTCACTTGTCACATTAATTTGAGAGGCAGAGAATGGCAAGACCCGAAAGGCGGAGTTAAATATTTCAATACTTTGGAGTGTTTGAAGTTGGATAAAGTGGGGTAATTAGGTTGTAAGGGTTTAGTATTAAAAACGCTAAACCCTTACTTTTGCTTAGTTACACTAGGGGCAGGTTTTATCTACTAAAAATTTAGCTTTTGTATTTTAAAAAATATTTTTAAAACACACTTTCTAAAATAAAGAGTAGGGAAACACACTAGTAAAACCTTGAAAATAAATTTTGTAGTTTAAATTATTATTTGTATAATTGCATCCTATTACTGTACGCCATGAAATCAAACAAACTTATTTAACATATTAGCACCGAAGAATAACTCTTCCTTTACTGGCGTACAGGTGATTATTTGGAGGTGCTAACCTTTTTATTATGATAACTATCTATAAGAATGTCCGTACCGTATCCACCCCATTTTATCGGGAGATAGCTTTTATATTAGATAGGATAAAGACAGGTTCATCTAATGTCCTTGTTGAATCTATAAGAAAAGAAAAAGATAAAGAAAAGGCACAAATATTAAAATCACAACTTCCTGCAATTTGTTTTAGTGGAACATTTACCAACCGTTCAATAAATGGATTAAAAGAACACTCTGGATTTATCTGCTTAGATTTCGACAAATACGAAACAGAATCATTGATGAATAAAGAGAGGGTTAAGTTAATTAAAGATAAATATACTTTCGCTCTATTTACCTCACCTAGTGGAAACGGATTAAAGGTTATTGTTAAAATTCCTGCATCTGTTGAAACGCATTTAGATTATTTCAATGCTTTAGAAAAACATTATTCTTCTGACAACTTTGATATATCTTGTAAGGACGTTTCTAGAGTTTGTTACGAATCTTTTGATTCAGATATTTATATAAACAATATGTCTGCATTATGGGATAAGAGAGAAGAAAATTTAGGCTTTAAGTTTACAGAACGTTCAGCAACCGTTATACTTGAAGACCATCAAGAAATTATAAATAGACTGATGGTATGGTTTGACAAAAACTATACAATGTCAGCAAACAGAAATGCTAATTTATTTATTCTTGCATCAGCATTTAATGAGTACGGAATCCCCGAAGACAATACAAAATATTTTTGTCAAAAATTCACTCAAAAAGATTTTAAAGAAAACGAAATAAATAGAACAATACGGTCTGCGTACTCAAAACAATCATTATTCGGAACTAAATATTTTGAAGATAACAACAAGGTTAATCAGATTAAGAACGAGTTAAAGAGTGGAAAAAATATTGAAGAAATTAAAAAAACTTTTGTAAACGTAAATGCTAAAACGATTGAAGATATTGCAGAAGCTAACCCTGTTGATATATTTTGGTTCAGAACAAAGAGTAATAAAATACAAATTGATAATTATAAATATAAGGTTTGGTTGCAGGAGAATGGTTTCTTTAAATTTTATCCCGATGGCTCTGAGTCATTTATTTTTATAAGGGTTGAAAACAATTTGATTGATAACACAACTGATGTAAAGATTAAAGATTTTGTTTTGAATCATTTGTTAGTACAAAAGGAACATGACGTATATCAATATATGAC